ATGTCAGCGCAAGATTGGGCAGCATTTGCAGTAGCCATAACCACATTATTTGGTTCTTTAGCATTAGGTGTGAGACACTTAGTTAAATACTATCTGTCTGAACTTAAGCAAAATGGTGGCTCTAGTATCAAGGACCAGGTTAACCGACTAGAGGAAAAGGTAGACACCCTCTACCAGATTTTAATTCAAAATGGAAGACAATAACTGTCAGAATTGTGGCTGTGAGCCACATGATATATGCTGGCCTAAGCAAAATGAATTAAGAGAAAAGTGGTTACAAGATAACCCTGATGCTGGATTCAATGGATGGTGGTCAATATGATGGTAGTAGACATAGCCAAGTCACAACTTGGATACAAAGAAGTAGGCAGTAACAACAATAATATGTACGGCAAATGGTATGGTGCTAATAACCAACCTTGGTGTGCAATGTTTGTATCTTGGGTGTTTGATAAAGCAGGGATAGTATCCAAGGTGGCAGCACAGACCCGTAAGGGATTTGCATCATGCGATGCGGGACTTAAGTGGTTTACTAAAAAAGGCAAGATAGTCCCAGTTGGCAAGGCTCAACCTGGTGATATAGTATTCTTCCAGTTCGATAGTGACGCACAGCCTGACCATGTTGGGATATGCGCCAGTAACGATGGAAAAAAATACCTTACGGTCTATGAGGGTAATACCTCTAGTGGCAGTAAAGGTAGTCAGTCAAATGGAGATGGTGTGTATCTTAGGAAACGTGCCTACTCCCTAGTAATGGGCGTTGCACGCCCTTAAAGGATGGATATGAAAGATCTAATTGCTAAATTGAAAAGCAAGAAAAGTAAGGCTGCATTTAAGTCTTATCTACGTGCTGTTCTAGCATCAGCAGTAACTATGGGATTAGCACTCGCTGCTGACCTCACTCCTGAGTATGCAATCCTAATCGGCTCTATAGCAGGACCTTTGGCTAAATGGGCAGATAAGACCGAAAAAGAGTATGGCTTGGGTACCAAATAAATACCCCTAAATAGCCTTTAAAGGCCGTTTTAAGACACGAAGTCCCCCTACCTAAGGTAACCACCCTAGGACAGGGGGCTTTTTGTCGTTTTGCACGATTTATAATTTTAATATATCTTACCCCTGCGGGAAACCGTGGGGCAGAAACTTCAATTGACGGGTGACGGCAAAAGCCTAACCAGCCTCCCTGACCACTCATAATTTTTATGGGGGGTAGGGGGGCATTTCTTAATTTCAGGGTTCAGGCAGGGCTCGATTGGCGATAGCCAATAGGGTGTGGTAGGGTTCTGTTATGAACGAATTACCTAAACATATATCCTATTCCGCTCTGGGTACTTATCAAGAGTGCGGATGGAAATACAACTTAACAAAACTACAAGGCGTACCTGAGAAACATGCTGTTTGGTTTACAGGTGGGTCTGCTGTCCATAGGGCTACCGAGATGTATGATCTAAATCCTGGGTTTGCCGAAACTATTTGGAATGATGCTTGGTTTCAACAAGTAAAAGAAGATGAAGAACTAAACGGAGATATGCTTTCTTGGGAATACGCCAAGAGGGAAGATATGTCTTGGTGGTACGGAGAAGGTTTATGGATGCTAGAACGTTGGATAGAGTTTCGTTCCAATGGGTGGGGTGTCTATAAGGACTACATCGAAAAACAGTATGAGGTTCCTTTGGTAGATACTGTTGTAAAGATGGCCATTGACCGAGTGATGACGGATTACGATGGCAAGATAGTCCTTTTAGACATTAAGACAGGGGCGTCATCTCAAAGACACCCACTTCAACTTGCAACTTATGCGTGGGCTTTGCGCAAGATGGACGGCCTTGAAGTGGACAAAGCAGGTTTTTGGGATGCACGCACTGGTCATGTAACCACTTGGAGTCTAGAACATCTTGCTACTCAAGAGGTAGAACATATCTACTCTGAATTTGATAGAGCACGTAAGGCTGAGATATTCTTGCCTAACTTGTCCAACTGTGGACGATGTGGTGTGCTATCCTACTGTAAGTTTATGAATGGTAAATACACAGAAAAGGAGAAAAACAATGGCTAATGCTAACTTCCAAGTTAGTAGTAAGTTACCAGATGGTCGCATCTTTGTGATTGCTGGTAATACTGCCGATGAGTTCAAGGGTAACTTGACTCAGATATTGGGTGATGTCGGGGCTGAGAATTTAATCTCAACCATGGCAACATCAGTAGAGGGAGTACCTGCTTCATATGAAGAGGCAGTAGGCAACCTTGCAAAAGGTCTAGGTGCTAGACCAGTATCAAGCCCAACACAAACATTTACACCAAGTACTGGACCATCAGGTCGTTCTTGTAAGCATGGTGAGATGACAAAACGTACAGGTGCTGGTGCTAAAGGACCATGGAAAGCATTCATGTGTCCATCACCAAAGGGTACTCCAGATCAATGTGAGCCAGTATGGATCCGACGTACTGATTCCGAATGGAGCACGTTTTAAACAATGAGAACTTTAGCCCGTGCAGTAGGTAGTAAAGATATTGGTGGCGAACCATTGCCGACAGTATTTCGTACCTTTGATATCAATAAGATTGTTATAAGACGGGCAGAAGTATCTATGATTGCTGGCACTCCAGGGGCAGGTAAATCAACACTTGCCCTTGCGATTGCCCTTAGGACAAAAGTTCCAACGCTTTATATAAGCGCAGATACTAATGCACATACAATGGCTATGCGTCTGCTATCAATGATTTCTGGTCAATCACAATCCGTGGCTGAACAGATGCTCATAGAAAATGTTGATGAATCACGGAAAGTAATCAACGAAAACTCAGGACATATCTTCTGGTCATTTGAATCAGCCCCTACTTTGGTTGATTTAGATCTAGAGGTTTCTGCTTTTGAGGAACTATGGGGTTGTCCACCAACCTTAATCGTAGTTGATAACCTAATGGATATCGCTAATGATGGTGGTGAAGAGTTCGCAGGAATGCGTTCTACAATTAAAGAACTGAAATATCTTGCAAGAGATACTAATGCTGCGGTTCTTATCCTTCATCACACGAAGGAATCTTACCCTGGTAATCCGTGCCAGCCTAGATCAGCGTTACAAGGAATGGTAGCACAATTACCAGCCTTGATATGTACAGTCGGAAGTAATGCTCCTGGGTATATTGCAGTTGCTCCTGTTAAAAACAGGTATGGCAAAGCAGATCCAAGTGGAGACACATCGTTCTGGCTACAATTTAATCCAGAAGTGATGGAAGTTTCCGATATTCCTGAAAGAATATGAGTGCTAAGGATATCTGGGAATTAAACCCAGACTATAAAGAAGCCATGGATGTACGTGGTGAACCTACTAAGGTTTGCCCATGTGGTTCTTTTGTCTGGAAACTACTCGTCGAATGGGACGACGATAGTGATACAATAAGTTCATACTTTATCGACATGGAGTGCGCTGTCTGCGGGACAAAGGCAACAGCCCCAACAGAGGAGAGACTATGAAGAAAAACAACCTAAGATATATAACTATGTGTTTCGTAGTTATTGCAGGCTTTTGGCCACAGAGTGCTTATGCAAGTGTGGCAGCAATAATACCTATGAAACCAATTTGCCATGAGGTTAATTTAACAATTAGCCAAAGCAAGAAACTTGCTAAAAGATATGGTCAATTAAAAGCAAAGCAAGTAGGTTGGAATAACAAAGAGTGGCAAGCATTACTTACTCTTTGGACTAGGGAATCTCGCTGGGATTACACAGCAAATAACCCAAAGTCAACAGCGTATGGCATACCCCAAATGCTTAATATGCCTGAAGATACACCCCTAACTAAGCAAGTTGATTTAGGTGTCAAATATATCCAAAAGCGGTATAAAACGCCTACTTTAGCGCTTAAACATCATGATAGAAAGGGTTGGTATTAGAGACTAAATGGCTAACAAGAATGGTCGCAAGGGATCTTTATTTGAAACAACTGTATTAAAATGGTTGCGTTCTAAAAGTGTTGTAGCCGAAAGGCTTACTAAGGCAGGGGCTAAAGACGAAGGCGACATTGTTGTCATGGCCAATGGTAAAACTTATATCCTGGAACTCAAGGCGACTAAAGCACTCAAGTTGCCTGAGTTCTGGAGTGAAGCAGTAGTCGAAGCAAAGAATTACGCCACAGCGCGTTCTATCAGCGAGGTACCGCCATCTTATGTTATAATTAAACGTAGAATGGCAGGAATAAATCAAGCATGGGTGGTGGAAGATTTTGACCAATGGATCAAGAAAGTCACAACGTGTAGATGCCCTGCCAATTAAGGGTATACTAGAACATTATGGAGCAACAGTACCAGAAAGAAGTGGATGGTCATCCATCAGATGTCCCTTCCACGACGACAATCATAAATCAGCCACAGTCAGTACTAGAGAAAATGTATTTTGTTGTTTCGCCTGCCAAGTTAAAGGCGACACTTACAGAATTATTATGGACAGAGAAGGACTAAAGTTTTATGAAGCAGTCAAGTTTGCAGAGAGAATCACTGGGCAAAGCAGCAAAATATTACGCAGCAGCAATACACGAAGCGGAGGATTACCTCGCAGAACGGGGAATAACTCTGGAAGTAGCACGGAGAGTGGGCTT